CTGTGCAGTTCACGCAAGACAGATAGCAAAGCAATATGATTGTGCTATGCTTTATATGTCGCAGTTGTCTGCTGAAGCAGAGGGTAAGATAATACTTAATCAAAGCATGATGGAAGGCAGTAGAACAGGAAAAGCTGCAGAAGCAGACTTGATGATACTGATTGCAAAGAACCCACCTGTAGAAGGACAGGATGAAGAAGATGCACAAAGACATTTAAACATTGTTAAGAATAAACTATCAGGTTGGCATGGCAATGTGCATTGTGAGTTAGATTATAAAACAGCTAGATACATAGCTTAAAGGAGATATAATGAAGTTAGTTCTTGATGTAGAAAATACAGTTACAGACAGAGATGGTAAAAAACATTTTGACCCATTTGAACCAACAAACAAATTGGTTATGATAGGTATGCTTACAGAGACAGGAGAAGAACATCTGTATAGATTTGATGATTATGTTTTTGGAACAGCCTGTGTTGGAACAAAACAAAAGATACAAGAAGTATTAGATAAGACTAGACTATTGATAGGTCACAATATTGTACACGATTTATTGTGGCTTTGGGAAACAGGATACAGATATGATGGCAAGGTATTTGATACCATGTTAGGTGAGTATGTATTACAACGTGGACAGAAGAAACCACTATCACTTGAAGCCTGTGCTGAAAGATATAATTTAAATACTAAAAAACAAGACACACTTAAAAAGTATTTAAAAGATGGATATGGTGTTGACGAGATACCAAAAGAAGAGTTGTCATCTTATTTGTCAGATGATTTAAAAGCTACACAGGAGTTGTATAATGAGATTACTAAAAAACTTGCTACCGAAGAATATTCTAGACTTAATGATACAGTCGATCTTACTAATAGTGTTGCCCTCACTTTGGCTGATATATATAGGAATGGCTTTAGTGTTAATGTAACAAAGTTAGATGATGTTAGAAAACAATTCACAGACGAAAAGAGAGACATAGAAGAGTATCTTAAAAAAGAGGTTGTCGATCTCATGGGTCACACACCTATAAATTTAAATAGTCCTGAACAATTATCAACAATGATATATAGTAGAAAGCCAAAGAGTAAAACAGAATGGTCTGTTATATTCTCACCATATATGCCTATAACAGAGTATAAAGAAAAAGTTAAAGACAATTCAGAAATAGTATACAAAACTAAAGCTAAAAAATGTATGACCTGTAATGGTACAGGCTCAATAAGAAAGGTAAAGAAAAATGGAACACCATATGCTAGACCTACAAAGTGTAACGTATGTGATAGTCTTGGGTATTTGTTTATACCTACTAAACAGGTAGCAGGTTTAAAGTTTACACCACCAAGTGCTAAATGGGTATCTGCACACGGATGGAGTACAAGCAAAACTAATTTAGATTATTTACTTAAAGTATCAAAAGAAAAAGGTATGAAACAGGCTGAAGAGTTCCTGTCAAAGGTTGTAAGATTGTCAGCACTAGACACATACCTGTCTTCTTTTGTTGATGGAATACACACAAATGTTAAAGAAGATGGTAAACTACATGTTAAACTGCTACAACATAGAACATCTACAGGAAGATTTAGTGGAGCAGACCCTAACATGCAGAATATGCCTAGAGGTGGTACATTTCCTGTAAAAAGTGTATTTGTATCACGTTGGGAAGGTGGCAAGATATTAGAAGCAGACTTTGCACAATTAGAGTTTAGAGCTGCTGCATATTTGTCACAGGATGAAACAGCAATAAAGGAGATTGAAGATGGTTTTGACGTTCACTCGTATACTGCAAAGATTATTACAGACGCAGGACAAAAGATTAGCAGACAAGAGGGTAAAGCACACACATTTGCCCCTCTTTACGGAGCAACAGGGTTTGGGAGGACAACTGCTGAAGCAACATATTATAAACAGTTCACGGAAAAATACAAGGGGATTGCTAAATGGCATTCTAACTTGGCTAAAGAGGTTATGAACACAGGAAAGATAACCACACCATCAGGTAGACAGTTTTCTTTTCCTGATGTAAAGAGAAAAAGAGATGGTAGTGTTACTTATTTTACACAGATAAAGAACTACCCTGTACAGAGTTTTGCTACAGCAGATATAGTTCCACTTATACTTAATACAATACATAGTAGATTAAAATGGTGGAAATGTAAGTCATGTGTCGTTAATACTGTACATGATTCTATAGTTATAGACGTACACCCAAATGAAGTACAGTTTATACTATCTATCATAAAGCAAGTAAACGAAGATATGACAGCAATAATAAATACACATTTTGATATTATGTTAAATGTGCCATTATTATTAGAAGCAAAAATTGGTGATAATTGGCTTGACACCAAAGACGTTATATGATATAATTTAATTTCAACTATGGAGAAAAATATGAATAATAATATAGCAACAATAGACACAGATAATTTTGCAATCATGTCACAATCTATGGGCATGACAGCAGATGTTTCTCAAAAGAAACAAACGTCTACACTTAATAGATTAAAAATATCTCACTCACCTATCATGGGTGAGGTAGAAGTTAAAGGTAAGAAGACTCAAGCTGCACTTGTTAATGGTGGAGTTTATAAACTAGATGACCTAGAGAATGATACTTCTTACTATTCAGATACTGTTACTATAAGACCATACATACAAAGGTTTATGTACAAAAAGTATGTTAAGCCTGACAATGAGAATGGGTTTTATGTTAAAACAGTTATGTCGGAAGGACTCAACAATGATTTGAAAGATAACATGGGTGGGTTTAATTGTGGCAAACCTGCAGGGTTTATAAAAGATTATAACGCTTTACCTGAAAAGACAAAGCAAATAATCAAAGGTATTAAACGTGTACGTGCCATATTTGGTACTGTCGTTTTAAATAATCCTGTAGATGCAAGAGGAGAAGACATCGTTATGGACAAAAGTATTCCGTTTATTTGGGAGATTGATAACCGAGATGCTTTTAAAATAATGGGTGTTCCAATAGCAAAGATGCATGGGTGGAAACATATACTTCCACAACATAACATTGAGTGTGCTACAGAGAAAAGAGACTTACCAAATGGTAACTCTTTTTACCTTCCGACAGCAGATGTCACGAATAATGTTTTAGATATTACAGATGAACAACACAAATTATTTGAAGAGTTTGTTCAATGGATTAAAAATTATAATGAGTATATATTTAAAACATGGACAGACAAACGTGAGTCTGAACTTACAGACGAAGAAGCAAACACAGTTAATGAATTTGTTGATGTAGAATTGGAATCTGATGCGAAGTAATAATCCATTTAATGCACACAACATTAACTACTTGTCACCTAGCAGTATGAATACCTACATAAGCGATATGCCTATGTGGGTAGCTAGGTATCTGTTTGGTATCAAGTCAGGTAGTGGTGCAGGAGCAATCAGAGGTATAGTTCAGGAGTCTGTATTAGCTAATAAATATGAAACAGGAAAGTTTGATTTCGATTTATTAGATATGGAGTTCCTTACCTTGTGTGCAGAGTCTAATATAGATTCGGCAGATGTTAAAGTAGAAAAGGAAAGGAAACTATTAAGAAACTTTGGCGAAGTAATTGATACTAATTTTAAGTATAAAAACTTAGAGAAGTATCAAGAGAAAGTCGAAGTAAAATTTGAGGATATGCCAATACCTGTCATTGGTTATATTGACTTTAGATTTGAAGGCAAGATAGTAGATTTAAAAACAACTACAAGAATGCCAAGCAAACCTACTGAAGCACAAAGAAGACAGATGGCATTGTATTCTATGGCATATCCTAACAATAGTGTAGACTTATTTTTTGCTACACCTAAAGAGCATAAGAAGTTTACACTAAAAAATCTATCTGTATACGAAAAACAACTAAAAAAAGTAGCATTTAGTATACAGAAGTTTTTGTCTATTAGTGATGATAGACATGAGTTAGCTTCTTTAGTATTTCCAAACTATGATTCATGGACTTGGAGTGATAAATTAAAAAGAGAAGCAAAGAAAATATGGAGAGATGAATAATGGAAAATATAAAAATAGATGACATGGCAGAAATGATTAAGGAAAAAGAGAAAGAACTCTTTGAACTTAAAAAAGAATATCGTGAACGTAGAACAGAAGGTTTACGTCATGCTATTGAACAAAAGAAAGAAGCTGAAAAGCTAGTGCGTGATGAAATGAAAGCACTTGGCTATGATTATGGCTCAAGCATTAGATGGTATAATTTCTAAATGTCTAGGGGGTATAGGAGTAGTTTAGAAGAGAGTATTGCCGAATATCTTACTGAACAAAAAGTAAAATTTAAGTATGAAACAGTTAAGATAGAGTGGGAAGACATCTACTATCGAAAGTATACCCCTGACTTTATACTACCAAATGGTATAATAATAGAAACTAAAGGTGAATTTAAACTTGCAGATAGAAAAAAACATTTCCACATAAAAACACAGCACCCTGATTTAGATATTAGATTTGTTTTCTCAAATAGTAAAACAAAAATATATAAAGATGCTAAATCTAACTATGCAGATTGGTGCACAAAAAATGGATTTATTTTTTCTGACAAATGTATACCTGAAGATTGGTTAAAAGAAAAGAAAAAGAATATTATAATTGATAGCTTTATAGCATACAAAGGAACAAAGAAAGAATGAATACAAAAATTAAACCTGAAGATTTTATAATACAAGTTAGACCATTTATAGACCCAAAAACTAAGAATTGGAATGGTATAATAACTTTAAATATTATTTCTTCTGATAAAACACCACTAAATAAAAAAGATGAAAATGATATTTGGTATATTTGTCAGATGATGTGTAGTGTAATACCACTTACAGAAGAAAATCCAGAGTTTAATGATCTTTTAGATACATTTTTACAAAAAACAGATAAAGATTTTGGTAATCAAGACAATAAAAAAGATAAAAAAAGATTGACAAATATTGAAAGAGATGGTAACATCATCAGACTTAATTTTAAAACAGAGGAGAATGCTAAATGAATGCATCAATAAAAGACATGATAGATTTTCAAACAGATGTGCCTAAAGATATGGTAAATCACCCACCACATTATAATCAAAAGAATGTTGAGTGTATTGATGCTATTGAGTCTGCAACAGATAGTGGCTTTGAATATTATCTGCAAGGTAATATAATTAAGTATCTGTGGAGATACAGATATAAAAATGGTTTACAAGATTTAAAGAAAGCAAGTTGGTATTTAAATAAATTAATAGAGATTAAAAATGAAAATAAAAGTTAAAGTATATATGGACATAAACATAGACCCTGACGAGTATGCTATTCCCTCTGATGGGGAAGTCACAGAAGATGTTTCAGAAGCATTACGAGAGTATGTGCATGAAATAAATGGAATGCAAATAGTAGCTATGAGAGTTACACAAGGGAGAAATACAGATGAATAACGTAGGATATAAACTACCAACAGACTACCAAAATTTTATAGCATTATCTCGTTACGCTAGATGGCTTTCTGAAGAAAACAGACGAGAAGAATGGTCAGAGACTGTGGACAGATATTTAAATTATATGCAAGACCATTTAATTAAAAATTATAATTATGATGAAAGAGTTTTTTATGAATTAAGAGACAGATTGTTTCACCACATAATAAATTTAAATGTCATGCCTAGCATGAGAGCATTGATGACAGCAGGAGTAGCATTAGATAAATGTCATGTAGCAGGATACAACTGCTCATATATACCTGTTGATAACCCTCGTGCTTTTGATGAATGTATGTATATTCTTATGTGTGGAACAGGTGTTGGTTTCTCTGTAGAAAGAGAAAACATAGATAAACTACCTGTTGTAAATGAACATTTTGAAGATAGTACAACAGTAGTTAAGGTTGCCGATTCAAGGGCAGGTTGGGCTAGAGCATTGAGGGAACTCATTGCGATGCTTTATGTTGGTCAGATTCCTGTGTTTGACGTTGAAGATGTCAGACCTGCAGGTGCTAGACTTAAAACATTTGGTGGTAGGGCATCAGGTCCTGAACCTCTAATGGACTTGTATCGGTTTTGTATCGGAATATTCAAAGGTGCAGCAGGTAGAAGATTGTATCCCATAGAATGTCACGATATAATGTGTAAGATTGGTGAGGTAGTAGTCGTTGGTGGGGTAAGGCGATCTGCCCTCATCAGTCTTTCAAATTTAGGTGATGACCAAATGAGATATGCTAAATCAGGTCAATGGTGGGAGAATGAAGGGCAACGAGCATTGGCTAATAATAGTATAGCATACAAAGGTA